CCATTTCCCTAACAAGTACTTCCCGGAACGGTTCTTCCCCGGTGGGTACTTTCAGGGTGGCGAGCAGAACCCCGGCGCGATGTCGGCCAGCCTGTCAGGGTCCGGTGACATCACTGCGCTGCTTGTTGGCGTCCAAGTCCAAGCAGAGGACACGGGCGGCCGGGGCGGGTGGGATCCTTACTACTACAAAAAGCGCAACAAGCGCCGCGACCAACGCAGGGACGTGGTCAAGTTTGTCGAAGAGGTGGCCGAAGCCCCCCTTGCACAAGCACCTGTCGAGATACGAGAGCAGGCACAGGAGGCGCTCGAAGCCGCAAGGCTCGCGCTTCAGATTGCTGAACTTGAGGCCATGCAGAAGGCGCTCAGGGAGATAAACGAATTTTACGCCCTCATCCGCGCAGAGGCCAAACGGCTTCGCGACGACGAAGAGGACGACCTAGACCTGCTGCTTCTCGCAGCATGACGAGCCGCCATCGTTAAGGGCGCTGAGTGCCTGCCGCCGAGGCTCATCGGGCGAACACAAGGGAACCTATGACAGAGGATAAACTGTCGTTTCTGGACCAGCCCAGAGACGATGTCGGACGTTTTGCGTCAAAAGACAATTCGCAGCCCGTGGCCGAGCCGCCGCCGCCTGCACCGGAGCCGCCTGTTGCAGAACAGCCCGCCCCGACACTGGAACCAGCCCCATCACAGCCGAGCAGCGCGCCCGTACAGCCGCCGCCTGGATACATTCCGATGGCAGCGGTTCTGGATGAGCGAGAGAAGCGCCAAGCCGCACAGCGAGAAGCTGAAGACTTCAGGCGTAAATACGAGGAGGCGACAAGAAAGCCCCCCGTACCTTTGGACCCCATCGCGGACCCAGAGGCCTTCGAACGCTCACTGAACGAACGCATAGAGCGTGTTCGTTGGGACGCAATAACAAACGCCAGCCTTGTTGCTGCTACGCGGCATCATGGAGCCGACAAAGTCAAAGCCGCCGAGGAATGGTTGCAGTCTGAACTGCAGCAGAACCCCGGCATTTGGCAGCAAATCCAACGTCAGCCCGATCCTTACGACTACGTGGTCTCGCAACACCAGCGAACTCTACGACTGCAGAAGATCGGCGACGACGACCCCGATGCCTACGCTCAGAAATGGGCCGAGGCCAACGGATACGTGAAAGCCGGAACAACGCAGCCACAGAGCGCAGGTGTCACGGGACATTCCCCCCCATCGACACTGCCTAGACCTTCACTCGCATCCGCGCCTAGCGCCGGGGGTAAGACCTCGAACGTTCCGGTCGGACCAGGGGAAGCGTTCAACGCAGTGTTCAAATAAGGACACACTGCTATGGCTGAGACAGCCCTTTCATCTGCCTTGGAAAAACAAGTTTGGTCCAAGGACTACCTCGCAGAATACGTTCGCGAGTCTGGCTTCCTTCCTTACATGGGCCGCAAGAAGACTTCGGTCATCTGCACCATGTACGAACTCGCAAGCGAAGCTGGCAAGACGCTCAACATTCCGCTCATCACCAAGCTCAACGCCGCTGGCGTTCGTGGCTCTGGCGTGCTGGACGGCAAGGAAGAGCAGCTTGGCAACTACAACTGCGCCATTTCGGTCGACTGGATTCGTAACGCCGTAAAGGTGCCGAAGTCCACTTCGTACAAGACGGAAATCGACCTGCTGAACGCTGGTCGTGACATGCTCAAGCTCTGGTCTGCCGACACGCTTCGTGCCGACATGATCAAGTACATGGCTGGCCCCACGGTCACCACGTCGAGCATTCCGGCAGTTGACATCGTTGACACTGACGGAAACGTGGTTGTCACGGGTGCAACGGCTGCGAACTACAACACGTGGTCCGCTGCCAACTCTGACCGCATCCTTTACGGTGCGGCCACGAGCAACTACTCGGCCACCCATGCAACGGGTCTGGCCACTGTCGACAGCACGAACGACAAGTTGACGGTAGCGCAGATCAGCCTTGCCAAGCGCATGGCGAAGAATGCGTCACCTGCAATTCGTCCGTTCCGTCTGGAAGATGGCCGCGAGTACTTCGTGATGTTCGTGGGCGCTCGCGCGTTCCGCGACCTCAAGCTGGACTCGAACATGGTCAATGCCAACCGTGACGCTCGCGCACGCGAAGGCAACGGCATGGACAACAACCCGTTGTTCCAGGACGGCGACCTCATCATTGACGGCGTCATCATCCGCCAGATTGAAGAGATTTCGACGCTCATCACAACGTCGAGCATCTTCGCAGCGGCTGGTGCTTCGTCGATTCCGGTTGAGCCGGGCTTCCTCTGTGGCCAGCAGGCCATGGGCGTGGTTTGGGGTCAGGAGCCGATGCCAATCACCGACATGCAGGCGGACTACAAGTTCCGTCCGGGTGTTGCCATCGAAGAACTGCGCGGCATTGCCAAGCTGCACTTTGGAACCGGGTCGTCCTCGGCTTCGAAGCAGCAGGGCATCGTGACGGTCTATTCGTCAGGCGTTGCTGACTGAGTTTGAGCGGCTGGCTTATGGCTGGCCGCTTTCCCTTTTCTCTTTGGTGAGGACCAAACATGCCTACCTATAACTCCAAGCAGTACGCCAACTCGCCAAACGCGAGCGTCGGCGCTACCCCAGGGAACACGATCTCGTTCTACTGGGAAGTACCCATCACGACTGCACTGACGACCTCGGACACTATCAACTTCGGCGTTGTTCCGAAGGGGTTCCGCGTTCTGTCAGGTTGTCTTGAAGCCACCGACATGGACAGCGGCACCACCCTGACGATCAACGTTGGGGATGCTGGGTCTGCGACTCGGTTCTTCTCGGCGTCGACCGTTGGTCAGGCAGGAACGGCCTCCAGCACGTTGCTGGTTGCGGGCCAGCATCACATCTACACGGCGGACACTGTCATCACGGCAGTGGCAGCGGCGGGACCGGCGACGACGACCGGCACGCTGATTTTCTCGCTCGTTGGTCGCTTTGAAGGCCAGCCTTCGTAAGCATGAGGGGGCGGGCCACAATCCGCCCCTTTCTTTTTCTGACACGGAGGGTTTATGAGATTCATTTATACAGGCGGGATGGAATTCGACGGCACCGAAATGCCCGCATCCGTCACCATGTACGGCATCAAGTTTATTGAAGGCGTGGCCAAGGACGTGCTTCCGGCCAACTTCGCCGACGATGCCAAGTTCCAGCACGCGATTGCGAAGCTGAAAACGCACCAGTTCTTCCAGACGGTCAACGACGAACCCGGCACGCTTGAGGTGCTGGACGCCCCGAAGGCCAAGCGCGGACGTCCCGCCAAGGTTGTGGCTGACGACGCTGTCATGATTGAGGATGCCGCAGAGTGACGACGAGCAATGTGGAACTCTACGCGCTAGTCGCTGAAGAGTTGGGCCTCATCAGCAATGGTGAGACGCTCGACGCGAACACGAGCGACATGATTGCGCGCCGGGAGACAAAGGTCAGAGCCTGGCTTATCGAAGAGGCCATCGCGTACTGGATTTCTGACGCCATCCCCGACGCCGCTGCGCTCCCCTATGCTCAAGTGGTTGCAGGCCAGTGCGCTGAAGCCTTCGGACGCGGCCCCAATTCTGACAACCCCTATTTGCTTGGCGAGACGGGCTACCGCTTGCTTGAGCGTCATGTTTCCCAACGCTCTAGCAAAGAGCCTGTCATGGTGGAGTATTTCTGATGCTGATGCAGTACAACGCAACGCCCCCAACCGTTGTTAACGGAACCTCGGTCGAGGCGCAGTCTTCCGTCCGTGGTGAATTGCTTGTCCGCCTGTCAAACGAAAGCGTGCTGGTGGCAAGGCTTCTGTCGGCTGCGGCATCAACCAATGCCACCGTTGTGAAGGCTACGCCCGGCAACTTGTTCACCATTGTGGGTGTGAACGTCAACGCTGCCGCGCGATACCTCAAGATCTACAACAAGGCAACAGCGCCGACAGTTGGCACGGACACGCCGGTTGCCACGCTCTATTTGCCACCCACGGCAGTCAATGGCGGGCAGTTCTTCTACAATTTCATGAGCCAGCCACTGGACTTCTCGGCGGGCATTGGCTACGCGCTCACGACCGCAGCAGCAGACGCCGACACGGGCGCTCTGACGGCTGGTGATGTCATCGCTCTCAATATCACCTACGCCTGATGCCTCGCGTCCGTATTCCCTTTGGCCGCAGCTTTAACAAGGGCCGCTCGAACGCTGCGGGTATGCAGTCGCTCGTCAACCTCTACGGCGAGCCTGTCGAGGGCGAAGGACGCACCGACTTCGTTTGCTATGGCACGCCTGCGCGCTCTTTGTTCGCCACCATAGGCGGCGGGGAAGTGCGCGGGCAGATTACGGCGGCTGACGTTCACTACGCAGTAGTAGGCACAACCTTCTACAAGGTGAACTCTGACGGCACATCGTCAAGCCTTGGGACGGTTGAGGGCGCTGGCCATGTGGATATGTCCTACAACTCGAACCAGATCGACATCGCAGCGGGGGTGAAGTCTTACTACTTCGATGTGCCAACCCTGACGCTTACCGAGCATTCTGGCGGGGGCTACGAACAGGCCACGTCATGCACTTCCCTGGCTAGCTACACAATCATCGCAGTGAAAGACACAGGCCGCTTCCGCTGGCGGCTCACAAACGTCTTCACCTTCGACGCGCTCGACTTCGCCACGGCTGAAGCTGAGAGTGATAACCTTGTGGCAGTCCGTGCAGTGGCCAATGACGTGGCATTGCTTGGCACGAAAACCACGGAATGGTGGGGGCCTACGGGTGATAGTGGTGCAAATGCTTTTGCACGTACTGCCACGGCATCGGCCAACATCGGCTGCACGTCACGCGATACGGCATTAGTCGTAGATAGCGGCCTGACATGGGTTGGACGGGATGGAAAGGCAGGGGGCGTGTCTGTCTACCGGGCAGAGGGCTACGCCCCGCGCAAGATCAGCCCGCCTGAAGTGGATACGCTGCTCGAATCAGTAACAGACTTGTCCATGCTCAATGCGTTTGCGTACCAGCAGCGCGGGCATCTGTTCTACTGCCTGCAGTTGCCGGATGAATGGTCAGTCGCTTGGGACATCTCCACTAATATGTGGAGCTACAGAAAGACGGGATCTTGGCCGATGGGGTCAGATCCTACAGGCGGTTGGGATGCAGAGACATTTGCCATCAACGGCGTCAAGCAGATCGTCGGCAGTTCTGACGGCAATCTTTACGAACTGCTTGCAGACAGTTTCACGGAAAACAGTGAAGGCATTGTCCGCGAGGCCACGTCAACGCAGATCAGTCATGACGGCAAGCGCGCGTTCATGTCCCGCCTGGAGTTGGACATAGAAGCGGGCGTCGGCCTTTCCTCTGGGCAGGGTTCAAGCCCTATCGTCATGGAAAGCCACAGCGACGATGGCGGCATGACGTGGAGCAACCCGCGCAATGCAAGCATGGGGCAGATCGGCCAATACAAGTACCGGGCCGTGTGGAATGCGCTTGGCTCATATCGAAACCGGATCATCAAGTTCCGCGTGTCCGACCCTGTGAAGGTCGTGATGTTGGGGGCTTGGGCAGATGTCAAAGTAGGGGCGCACTAATGGCTGAGAAGAATGTCCTATCGCGCATTCCGACGCAGCAGATGCCGGAGCGTCAGGGCAACTTCCTCTCCCGCATGGCTGATGAGGCTATAGGCGCTTTTGAGCGTTATGGCAGGCGCTCAGGCGCGCAGCGTGACGCCTCGCTTGCACTTCTCAACCAAGCCGTTGACCCCAACACTGACCCACTCACAGGGGCGGGCATGAAGGCGCTAGGGCTTGCAGGGCTGGTTACACATCCGCTTGCGTTCTTTCCAACCCGCGAGGAATGGGACCAGAGGCTTGAAGCGGCGGGCAACACAGGGCGCATGAGCCGTTCCATTGGTGGGTTCCTGAGTGATTTGCCGAGCCTTATTGACCCGCAGATGGCGGCGGGGGGCACTGCTCTTGCAGCCGCCCCGCTCATCGGCAAGATTGCAGGCAAAACAGACGATGTTGCCAAGTTTGATGAGGGCCGAGTTGTATATCGCGGCTTAACAAAGCCATATGACCCGTCCCACAAAAGCTATTATCAGACCTTCACATCTTCGCTCGATGACGCTCAAGAATACGGCCCGCATGTCGTCGCGGCGCATCTGAGGCTCGGTAAGAATCTGTCTCTCAGCGCGGGCGGGAACAACTTCAACGCAGTGCCGATCGACGAATTGCCGCCGGAAGTCGCAAGCCTTATTCGATCGGGAGAGGGTAAGTTTGCAACCACAGATGAGATAGCGCACGCCGCGCGTCAGGCTGGGTATGATTCAATAACGGTCAGAGATGTGCACGACAGCAGATGGGGCGAAAGGTCAACGACCAGAGAGCCAACGACCATCGACATGGTATTTGACCAAAGCAATATCGCCCCCATCAAAACCGACTTGCCGCCGCGAGAACAGAAAAAGGTGAAACTGACCGACGCTGATCTGGAGTTGTTGAGCGAGTTGTTCAAATGACCCGCCGCCGCTCCAACGTCCCCCAGAAGATCCACCAAGATGACCGCGAGGTGCTTGGCTTCTTCCAGTCCCTTCTGGACTATCAAAGGTCACTCGTCCCGACAGGTGTTGCAGTCCGTAACTTCGCCCTGACGGTTCCAGACGGGTATCTGTCGTGTGACGGCTCTGCGTTCTCTGCGACTGAGTATCCAGCCCTAGCAACTGCGCTAGGCGGGACAACATTGCCTGTGCAGGCAGGTTTCGTAATCAAAACCTAAAGAGGGAATATGAAAAACTTCTACAGGCTATGCGAAGGCATAGACACTGTGTCGATAGTCCATGCCTTGCACTCAAGGCCGGAACTCTGGAACCGCAACGCGCTTCGGCGTGAGTACCCCGGAACACCGCATGAAGAGTGCGATGACATCTGGGTCAGGTTCCAGCCTGAAGGCATGACGGTAGAGCAGGTGGTGGATGCACATGAGAGCATCAACTACCCCGCTTTGGCAGAGTTGCCGGGGCTTCGGCCTATCATTTTCGGGCTGATGAGACAGGTGGAGGGCGAGAGGCTTGGCCGGGTGCTTATCTCCAGGCTAGCCCCTGGCGGCCGCATTCACCCGCACGTCGATGGCGGGGAACACGCACGCTACTACAAGCGATACCAGATCGCCTTGCAGAGCCTTCCGGGCGTTGTGTTCCGGGCGGGTGATGAGACAGTCGCCATGCGAACGGGTGACATCTGGTGGTTTGACAATTCGATAGAGCATGAGGTTGTGAACAACAGCGCAGACGACAGGCTAGCCCTGATCGTGGACATCCGCCCATGCTTGTGACCTACGCAACCGAGCAATGGCCGGATGTGGTGGGGGAGTTGGCAGAGCATTGGCCGAGGCATTGGGCGGAAGTCGCGATGCACAAGGACAAGATTGCGCTCAGGCCGAACTATGGCGAGTACCAGAGGCTGCATGAAAGCGGGCAGCTTCATGTGACAGTGGCGCGGGACGGTGGCGAGTGCGTCGGCTACCTCACGGCGATTGTCAGGCCGCATTTGCATTACTCGCAGTCACTGAGTGCCTTCTACGACCTGTACTATGTGCAGCCAAGCCATCGCCTCTGGATGACGGGTGTGAGCCTGTTTGCCCATGCCGAGAAGGCTTTGAAGCAGCGCGGGGTTGAGCGGCTGTTTACGGGCACGAAATTGTCTAAAGACGCAGCGTTGATTTTCCAGCGCGGCGGGTGGGAAGAGGCCGAAAGGCTGTTTGTGAAGTACATCGGAGAATAACATGGTCGCAGTTGCAATTGGTGGCGCAGCCCTTATCGGGGCTGGCGCTTCCGCATACGGTGCCAACAAGGCCGCGAGCGCGCAGAAGAAGGCCGCACAACAGGCAGGCGACATCCAGCGGCAGCAGTTTGAGCAGACGCGCGGTGACCTCGCCCCTTACCGTGACGTGGGGTCAAACGCACTCAGCCGCTACCAGAACCTGCTGGGGATGAACGGGCAGGACGCCTATCAGTCCAGCCTGAACGATTACCAGCAGTCACCATTCCTCTCCCAGCTTGTCAAAGACACGCAGCGGGGGGTTGACGCTTCAAGCGCAGCACGTGGGGGCTTGTTCTCAGGGGCAACGGCGCAGGCCATCGGTGACCGCACGGCGAACCTCTACATGGGCGACTTCAACAACTACCTGAGCCGCGTAGGAGGCCTCGTAGACACGGGTCAGAACGCAGCCGCACAGACGGGCCAGTTTGGGGCCAATGCCGCTGCAGGACGCGCTAATGCAGCCCAGCAGGCAGGCAACGCACAGGCGGGCGGTTACATCAACATGGCCAACGGCGTGAACAACGCACTCAGCCAGGGGGCGAGCCTTTACGGGGCATATAAGGGCGGGGCGTTTGGGCAGCAGTATTCGCCGCCCCCGGACCCGTCAACCATTGAGCGCCTTCCGTACAGTGTTCCGACAACACCGCGTCCGTGGGGGTAGTCCATGCCAGAACTTCAGATGCCTGACATCGCGGGTAACTTCCTTAGCAGCTACTACACAGCCCAGCAGAAAACGCAGGCTGATGCAGACCGTCAGCGCAACATGCAGCGTCAGGACGTGGCAGACGAGCGCGCGTCACAGCAGTTTGACATGCAGATGGACCTTGGCAAGATTCAGACGGCCAAGGCCAGAACCGATGCACTGAACGAAATACTGTCAGGCGTTGACCCCGCCAACGAGCAAAGTCTCATCATGGCGAAGCAACGGTTTATCCAAGACTTTGAGGCAAGACCGGAAGACGTTGCACACATCACAATGGCAGACATCCCGCGTATCAAGATGCAGACGGGGCAGACGGCGGCGGAACTGGATCTGCAATACAAGCGGGCACAGATTGCGGCGACCAATAGGTCGAACCGTGGCGGTGGGGCTGGTGGCGACGGTGGAAGCAAGCCGCCCGCTGGGTATCAGTGGGTAAGGGCGCAAGACGGCTCGTTGTCGCTTGCCCCGATTAAGGGCGGTCCCGCAGAAGCGCAGCGCCAGAAGATGAACGACGAGCAGGCCAAGGCTCTTGGCTTCGCAAAGCGCATCGGTGACGCGAACGCAGTTCTTGAAGACCCCGGCTACCAGCAGGCGCTGTTGAGCGGCAAGGAAAACGTCGCAGCCTCAATTCCGCTCGTCGGTAACGCTCTTGTGTCGGAAGGCTACCAGATGGCTGACCAAGCGGTGCGGGACTTCATCAACGCTCAGTTGCGCCGTGAATCAGGCGCAGTGATTGCGGAATCGGAATTTGCCAACGCTCGCGCGCAGTACATCCCGGTTTATGGAGACAAGCCCGAAGTGTTGGCGCGCAAACGCCTTGCAAGACAGAGGGCGCTTGAAAACCTTTATGTTTCGTCTGGGCCAAGCAACTACGGCACAGCCGAGACGGTCGCGCAGGGCTTGCCTGGAACTCCTCAGCCGGGCGCGGCTGCTTCCGCAACGAGCATTCCGCGCGTCAGCACCAAGGCCCAATTTGATGCCCTGCCTTCAGGCAGTGTTTACATGGAAGATGACGGCAAGAGGTACACCAAACCATGAGCAAGTTCGGGGGCATCCCGGTAGCAGAGCCTCGCGCGCAAACGCAGGGTGGGTCGCGGTTTGGCGGCATTCCGGCAGAGCCTTCTGCACCACCTCCGCCGCAACAGCCCGCGCCACAGAACTTTGGGCTTGAAGAGCAAGTCACCAACGAGGGCGGCGTTCAAAAGCGGGAACTGACAGGCTCATCACTTGGCATGGGCCGTGCGCAAAACGTGCTGCAGGGCCTGCTGTTCAATTATGGCGACGAAGGGCTTGCTCACTTTGCAGCCACACTGGACAGCATCCGGGGCGTGGGCGGAAACAAGTCCTATGACGACCTCTACAACGAGAACCTTGCCCTAGCGCGCAACATTGATAAGCGCATGTGGGAAGAGCGGCCAGGCGAGACAATTGCAACGCAGATCGGCGGCGGCGTCCTGACGGGCGGCGCGGGGCTTACCAAGGCGGCAACGAACATCATTGGCCGCGCGGCTCCTGCGACAGCCGCTGCGCTTCGTTCAGGCGCTGCGGGGCTTGGGGCGCGTGCGGTGCAAGGCTCAGTTGCTGGCGCTCTAGGCGGCGGCATTGCGGGCAGCGGCGGCGGGACAGACGCAACATCGCGCGTCACGGGTGGCGTGGTCGGTAGTGTGCTGGGTGGAACCTTGGGCGGGGCATTGCCTGTTGCAGCATCCGGCATCGGTTCTGCATGGCGTGGCGCTCAGTCGGCCTTGTTCCCCGGCACTGTTAATGCAGAGCGCAGGGCGGCGGAAGTGTTAGGGCAGGCCGTGGGGCGCTCCAGCCTCACACCGGGCGCTGCGGGTCCGACACAGGCCCTGAACGACCTGCAGCAGTCAGGCGTCACGAACGCGACTATTGCTGACCTGTCGGACGAGCTGACATCACTTACGGGGGCGGTTGCCCGGTCGCCCGGCAAGGGGCGTGAGATTGTCGGGGACTTTCTTCGCGCGCGACAGGAAGGCAACCCGGCTCTTGGTCAGGCCGGTGGGGGTCAATGGGCTGACATGCTCGACGACATCTCCGCCAAGGTTTCCCCGTCTGTCAGTGCAAAGCGTGCTGCCGAGGCGATGGTCACTCAACGTGCCGACGAAGCGAAGCCGCTCTATGATAAGGCGTTCGAGGTCGGAAGCGTCGTCAGTGAGAAGCTCCGAACGCTTGGCAGCATTCCGACGATGAAGTCTGCGCTTCAGCGCGGCGTAACAATGGCGAAGCAGGAGGGCACGCTCCCGGCTGACTACAAGCTGGACCTGTCCAAGCCTCTGCCCATTCAGGTATGGCACCAAGCCAAGCAGGCGATTGACGACATGATCGGGGCGTCGACGCGAAGCGGGGAGAAGGGGCAAGCCCGCTCGCTTCTTTCGATGCAGCAGCGCCTTCTTACAGAAATGGACGAAGTCACGGACGGGCTTTACGGTCAGGCGCGCCAGAACTTTGCGGGCAATTCCGCTGTCATAAATGCGCTTGAGAGCGGCAAGGGTATTCTGCAGCGCACCGTGTCTGCCGAAGATATTTCGGACAATCTTTCGAGACTTACGAGCCAAAGCGAAATCCAGGCGTTCAAGGCGGGTGCCGCACAGGCGCTGCGGGACACTGTAACGAGAGTCGGACGCAAAGGGAACGCTGCGGCAAAGTTCCTTAACAGACCCGACATGCAGCAGAAGTTGCAGGCGCTTTTTGACGACCCGGACGAATACCAAGCCTTCATGCAGCGCATGATGGGCCGGGACCGGCTTTACCGGACCTACAGCGAGTTGGGCGGCAGCCCTACCCAGCAAAGGCTTGCAGCCGAAGCGGACTTGGAAGGCGCAGTGACAGGCGGCGCAGCCCCTGAAAACCTGCTCACGGCGGCTGCCTTGGGCGGAAGGCAGGCCGTTGGCCGGTCGCTCCTCCAGCGGTTCCAAGACGGCCCTGTGCGCTTCCTGAGCGAGAAGGTGCGGGAGCGGGTGGCAGAGATGCTGACCACCAATGACCCGGCCCAAATCAGGCGTGCAGTTCAGTTAATCGAAGCCGCTGCAAAGCGCGCGCAAGCGTCTCAGGTCCGAACCGGGGCGGCACAAGCGGGCCTTGTTCAAGGCGTTGCTGTTCAACCCATCACGTCAGGAAACTAAGATGGCTCAACTCTTCCACCTTTCCGGCCAGACACTCGTAGACGGCAACGGCGCTCCGTATGCAGCAGCCAAGGCATGGTTCTACGCCACCGGGACCACAACCCCGCAGACAACCTACAGCAATGCAGGGTTAACGTCGGCGAATGCGAACCCGGTTGTCGCGGATGCTAACGGCAGGTTCCCTGACATTTACTTGACCGCCCAGCGGTTTAAGGTCCTGCTGACCACTTCTGCCGATGTCACCATTGACACGCTGGACCCGGTAGACGGGACATCGCAGCTCATCACGGCAGCAAGCGCGCCTGCGACTACTTACGCATTCTTACGTTACTACAATACAACCGACGGTAACGTGTACCGCCGCAACGCAGCCAACAGCGCCTGGATCAACGAAGGCCCCGTCGACTCCATCGGCAACGCAGCCACGGTGTCTGAAGTCCTGACAGGCACCAGCACATCCGTTGTTGTGACGCCTGACGCACTTGCAGGCATTTGGCAGCGCGGGCCAGACATTGCCTCTGCATCGACGCTGTCGCTCCCAGCGGGTGGCGGTGGGGTGTTCAACGTCACAGGCACAACAGGCGTCACGGGCATCTCATCGGCGCAGGGCGGGCGGTGCATCAAGTTGCGCTTTGCGGGTGCTTTGACCATGACCCACAACGGCACCAGCCTGATCCTTCCGGGCGCTGCCAATATCACAACAGCAGCAGGTGACACGGCCATCTTCGTCAACGAGGCTGCGGCTGACGGCTCTGGCTCGAACTGGCGCTGCTTTAGCTATCAGCGGGCTACTGGCTCACCGCTCAACCTCACCACCTTCACAGCCACGCAGACTGACTTGGAGACGGGGACCAGCACGTCCCTATTCTCCACAGTCGGCAACATGCAGCACCACCGGGGCATGGGGAAAGTGTGGGCAAACGTCACTCCCGCAGGTGTCGATAACGGGTCATGGAATGTAACTTCCACGGCTGACACGGGCGTCTGCCGCTATACCGTGACCATTGCCACGGACTTCTCGAGCGCATTCTGGTCGGCACTTGTGACGGCTGAAGCGACACAGGCGAAGCAGTCCAACTCGCGCTCAATGGCTGCGGGCACGGTCGAAATAAACGCCTTCTTCCTCGACGGCACGGCAAACGAAACGGGCCTGACCAATACCTGCTTGGCGGGCCTTGGCGATCAGTGACGCCCCTTACACACGGCATTGTCTACACGCGCAGGGCTGATGGCGGCGTAACTGTCTGCCGTCCCACGTGGTGGGCATTGGGCTACATGACAGGGGGCGGGGGGCTTTGGGACGACAGACCGCGCGGGTTCCTGTCTGAACTTGTCAGGCGCAAGACTTGCCCCGAATTGCAGAAGGGCAACGCCATCACCGAAGACGCTGCATGGACCTTCGTCAAGGCGATGCAGTGGGGTGGGTGTTCTACCGCAGAGGCTTGGAATGTCATCCGGCTGCATGACTGCGACCGCTTCGGCTACGACGCCCAAGTGATCCGCAACGACGAACTGCCAGACCGCTGGTTCCGTGACGCATGGACACGCAAGGGGTCGAACTCTGGCCTGCCGCGTGTCGACATGGAAGCCGCAAGGCTCATCCAGTGGGAACGCTTGCGGGGCGCTGTTTCACGCGAAAACGCACGCAGGGCGGCGGATCTGTTTGGAAAGCCAGAGATCAAGTTGAACAAGGCGGAGTTTCAGACCGCCATCACGAACGCGCGCGACGATGCAGAGTTGCGCCGCGTTTGGCTGGACGAATTAAGACAGCCTGGGGTTTACCCTCCTTTTCCTCAGGCTCAGTAGAGCGCGCCCTGCAACGCGCTCTGCCATACCCGCGCCCCACGTGAGTGCGCGGGCCTTGTTTCATGTGAGAGCTACATCATGACCCCTGAACTTGTGGCCTTCTTGGGCCTGCTGCTTCTCCTGAGTTGGATCTCCTACAATGCTGAATGAACGCAGTCTGAAAGCCCTTGTGGGCGTGCATCCTGACTTGGTGGCTGTGGTCAAGCGGGCTGCTGAGATCATGCCCGGCGGTTTCATCATCACTGAAGGCATGAGGACCAAAGAACGCCAGCGGATCCTGTTTGCCAAGGGCCTCAGCAAGACGCTCAACTCCCGCCACCTGTACGGCCTCGCGGTCGACTTCGCGCCCCTGATCGACACGGACGGGGACGGGGACAGAGAGGTGACGTGGAAGACCCCGGCTTTCTTGCCCGTCATCAAAGCATTTCGTCAGGCTGCTGCTGAACTCAATGTCCCCATTGTCAGCGGGTCTGAATGGAAGACGTTCAAGGACTATCCCCACATCGAGTTGAGCAGAGGCGTTTATAAATGAGCAGTGAACTGGATCTGCACCGTGACTTCGGGCAATTGCAAGGAACCGTGGCCTCGCTTACCGGGGAGGTCAAAGACCTAAAGACGGAGGTCAAAGAGCTAAAGGACACGGTGACACAACTGACCGCGCTCCTGAACCAAGCCAAGGGTGCGAAATACGTTATCTTCCTTGTCCCCGGAATCGTGGGCACCATTGCTTCGGTGCTTGGCTATTTCGGCCTTAAAGCTATCGTCGGGCCTGGTGGCTGACATGCCGAAGACAACGAAGCGGGCCTCAGAGCGCATATTTTATAGGAATCCCCGCAGGTGGGACATCTGGAAGCTGCAGTGGCTATGGACTGCGCCCAGCCTTGTGTTCTGCACGCTCGCATTTTTCCCGCTCGCGCTGATTTACACAATTCTATCGCATACCTGACTCATATTGCCCCGAACGGTAAAAAGGTGACACGGTGCCAACTCCTCCGCTGAACAAGCAGGAATGGACTCGCCGCAAGGCTGTTATCGAAGACGCTTTACGCAAGGGACACCCACCACCGGGAACGGCTGGCTCACACATCAGAGGGGCCATAGCGATAGCAGCAGAGGCCCTTGGCATTGGCCCCGCAAGCCTCCAGAACTCAATCCACCGGGCCAAGATACTGAAGTTTGCCCCGCCCAAGTGGAGCCTCTACAAAGCCTCTGAGGCGGCAAAGATTGAGCAGCAGACGCCGGATACGGTCAGAACCCGCAACCAAGTCGCTGACCTGCAGAAGCGCCTGACCGATGCGCTTGAGTACGCTTCGAAGCTGGAAGACATCCGCAAGTCGGTGTTTAACCTTCAGCCCGAAAGCCTTAGTATTCCAACTTGGCAAATAAAGACAACGCCCGGCAAATCACAGCCTGAAATACCGACGCTTTTCACTTCTGACTTTCAAGCTGGCGAAGTCATACGCAGCGCGGAACTAGACTTCCCGAACGACTACAACCCCGACATCTTCCGCGAGAGATACCGCAGGCTCATCAACACAGCGGGCAAGCTGCTACAGCGCGAAGACCCGCAGATGCGCTATCCGGGCCTTGTCTATCTCAGGGGCGGGGACGCAGTGTCAGGGGACATTCACGCGGACTTGAGCGAGACGCAGGACACGGTCCCGACCGAGCAGACGCAGATGGTGGCCGAGGAAGAGATCCGGGGCCTCGAAGAACTGCTGAAGATGGTCCCCAGGGTCACGGTGTATAGCGTGCCAGGGAACCACGACAGGACAACCTTCAAGCCAAGGGCCAAGCGTTTCGTTGCCCTGACTTATGACTACCTCGCAATTTGGGCCATTGAGTCCTACTTCAAGGCCAAGGGCGAAACCCGCATCACCTTCTGCGCTCCTCCATCGGGTGACGCGCTTTATCAGGTGTACGGCACCACGCACGTTCTCACGCACGGGGACCGGATCGGGTCACGGGGGTCAGGTGGCTTCATAGGCCCTGCAGCAAATATTTCCAAGGGAAGCCACAAGGTCCGCACGCAATACGCGCGCATGGGTAAGCAGGTTGACTATGTGGATGTTGGGCACTTCCACACGGCAATGGTTCTGCCTAACGCGATCGTGAATGGCTCACTAGCCGGGTTCAACGAATACGCGCGAACCGAACTGCGCTGCGAGCCTGAACCGCCCACGCAAACCATGTGGTGGACCCATCCTAAGTGGGGCCTGACGACAATGCGCAAGGTGAGGGTGGATCATGACTAGCGACATCACCGACCACGAAGACCCCGAAGTGCATGACGCGCGGATGGCCCTTGCGGTCGAGGCCCTGCCATTCACTCAGATCAACGTGGAGAACGCGGACGAGTTGCGGCGGCAGTGGATCATCAAGGAATGCTTCCACCCCGAAACACCCATGAACAAGGCCACCATCCAATTCTATGAGGATCTTTTCCAGTGGCAGAAGAACGGAATGCAGGAGCCGAAGGTGAAGGTGGTCAAGTGATACCCGCAAGGCGCTTCACAGTCACGGAGCAGGTTGGGCCTTTTGCTGTCAGCGTGGGCTTCAAGCAAGACCACCTTGGAAACTGGACTATCCCCTTTGAGGTATTCATCACGGCGCGCGGCAAGTCTGGCAGCGAGTTAGATGGGCACCTGTACGAGATAGGCGTTCGTGCATCCAAGTTGATGCAGAACGAGTAAACCCGCGCGCACCGGGTCTGTGCGTTTAACTGATAGGTGGAATATGCTCGACAAACTCATCGGGGCGCGGACCTACATCCTCGCCGTTCTTGCGTCAATCGTCGGCGTCTATATGTCGGTCGACGAGCTTCTCGTCTTCACGGGAATGGGCGACTTGCCCGACGTTCCGACATACGTCCTCGTCTGGATTGGCGCTGGCACAGCCGCAACGCTTCGCGCAGCGGTCGCCAACAACCTGCCGAAGCCCAATGCTTAACTATCTCAAGTTGGGGGGCGCTGCGCTTATCGTGGCGGCGCTCCTCTACGGGGGATGGGCTGCCAATGGGTGGCGCATCAGGGCTGCGGAAGCGGCGGTGCTGAAGCACGAGCTAAGAGCCGAGCTGCAGCGCAGGGTGCGAGCGGACGCTGACCGCTTGAGCCTTCAGGTGAAACTCAGCGAAGCCGAGGCACGCATCGGAACAGGTGTGCGAATTGTAACCAAGACTGTACGCGAATATGTACAAGACAAGCCTGACTGCCGCATTGCTGCTCCTGTCTCTAACGGGCTGCGTGACTTACGAGCGGGTGTCATGCCCGCAGCCCCCGCCCAGCCTGCTAGTGGCAGAGCCGCCCCTTGACGCCTCCAGAAGCCTTCCTGAGCCTATACCGCTGCCAGTCGTCGTAGAGACATGGGCAAGCGATATAGGCCGCTTTGAGGCCCTGAGAGCCAAGCACACGGCGCTTCAGGGCTGGGTCACTTCATACTGTTTATCAGGGAACCAAGTTGCCCCCGCCGCTCTCGCAGCAGGGCCAGCAAGTCAGCCTTGAGGCTTTCAGGCGGCTCGAAGTCTCCCGCCACCCATCGGCGCATGGTGCGCTCGTTGACGCCTAGGGCGGCGGCTAGTTCACGCTGAAAGCGAGGCCCGTAGAGAGCCTCGCCGACTTGGATTAGGTGGTTACGCAATGCGCGCCTCCACATCTGCAACTCGGCGCTGCGCCTCGACCATGTCGAGAGCGGCCTCGATGATGCCCTGCTCGTCGCAGATTGCGACGTAAGTGCCGCCAAGGCGCGAAGCCTTTTCTTCAAGGCGAAGCGTGCCACGCTTCGAAGCGACTGCGATGGAAAGGCACGTAGCGGAAAGAGAAAGCATGAGAGCCTCCAGCCCTGAAAGCGTGGGCCTGATTGCCCTGCGCCATGTCCTGAATGTAGGGCATACCTATTTGGATTGCAAGCCCCCATCTGAAATTATTTTTTGGCTTTAACATGCCCACATGTTAAACCTTTGGCGTCTCCCGGTTGTCGGGCACGGGGGATGGTCTGAGCGTTTCAGCCATCCCCACTTGGCCTCTAAAGGCTCACAAGCACGTCCAGAGCCGCGCTAGTCCAGTTAAAGAAGCACGCGAACCCAAAGCCGAAGGCCAGCAGCCAAAGCGCATCCGGCAGCAGGTGATTGGGGCGGCGGTCCCAGCCATTGGCAGGGCGTTTGATAACCCGGCTCATGGGGTCGTCCCCCAGATCGCAATAAGCACCAGGCCCAGCAGGGCCATGACGGTGTTGATTAAGGCTGACAGGACGAATAGGAACAGCGAAGCGTGACGCATGACTTACCTCATGTGTTGCGTTAGGCCCTGCTTCGTCCTTGCCGGGACGGGCGGGGCCGCTTCATGTCTGAAGCACGGGCATCATGCGCCCAACACGTTAGCCATTCCTGAATTCACGCAATGCAATCAATGGGGCAGAAAACCCTGTTAGCCAGCGTAAGCCGTTGAGATACAACGACAAGTCGCTTACATCTGGGCTCACCAACCTCGAAAAATAATTATTGGCTTTCAATGGGTTAGGTAAAAGATTGGCTAAGAGGTACTGAACTTAGCCACGCTCCCGTTCGCCCTTCAGGCCCGTGGCCGCAGTCTTTGCGAGGCGTTCCTGGCTGGCCGCGCGTGTATACCGCTCAACCTCCCCAAGCGACCTATGGCCCGTTATCGCCATGATTTCGTGAACGCTCTTTCCCGCCTCTGCCATGCGCCGCGCCGCAGCTTTCCGAAGCCCGTGTGCGCTTACCCTCCGAAGCCCCGCCTCATTGCACCTCGCGCGGAACCAGTTCCCAAACCCTGCTTGACTGAACGGCTGGCCGAAGTCCGTGACCAGATAGGTCATGTTCCCGATAGGCGTCTTGTCCAAGGCTTCCCGCAGTTCCGGCACAATGGGCAGGACTAGCCATGACCCCGTCTTTTGCTGCCTGACGTGAAACGACCCGCCCCGCTCGTGCTGCCTGCCGAACCTCACCACGTCTGAACGCCTCTGTGCCGTGTACAGCAGCAGCCTCAAGGCAAGGTTAGCCTTGGTCCCGACCGGGTGGCGCTTTTCAAATGCCGCAACCTCCGCATCGGTCCATGTGGCAATTCCATCCGTCCGGTCCCGCAGCCGCCTGACACCTACAGTCGGGTCCGTCTGCATGTAGTTCCGATCCACCCCGAAGCGACACAGGGCGCGCATCACCTTGCGGAAGATATTGGCCGTGGCGGGCTTGTCCGCGTAGGTGTCGATCTTCTCCCGCAGGCTCTTGGGCGTTATCTGGGAAATTCCCTTGTCGCCGTTCGCCCTCCTGAACCGCTCCAAGTGGTAGCGGTAAGTCCGCTTTGTATTGTCGGCCAGTATCCTGAAGTCTGAACTGGCAAGGTAGCCCGCCACCAATGCGCCTATGGTGCCCTTCAGCAGCTTCTGGCTGTCATGCTGGGGCTTGCCGCTTACCGCCGCTTCATAGGCCCTGACGAACTCAGGTGAGCCGTATTCCCCCGTCAGATAGACCGCCTTGCAATGCCTGCGCCGATACCTCCAGCGCACCTTCCCATAGGCGTCCGTGAACTTGGACACATTCTTGAATGTCCTGCGCGGCATCAATCCAGCTTCCCGTTGTCCTCTTCGTGGGTTTCATTATCAGTAACCCGCGCCACGATCTTTAGCCCATGAGGGGTAGGGGTCAGTTCCACAACCTGAAAGCCTTCCTTCTTCGCGGCCCGCATGGCGCGTTGAACTTCGGCTTGGCTGTAGGATGGCGCGCGGCGGTCAGTCATGCGGCCTCCGCTTGGTCAAGACTGCCCCATTGGTCTGCCATTGCCTCTGCAATTCCCTCGAACGTCCTCGACCGCTCTTTCCATCGGTTAGGCCCTGGCGGCATGCGATGCACGCGGGCTTCGCGGCCTTCCACGATGTTGGTGGGGGCCAGCTTCGGCAGGTTCTTGAGCCAGAGGCAAGTTGCCTTCGTCTCCCCGTGCCCGAATTGCCAAGGTTGGATGATCTGGTCAGGCTTGCGGATCCGGCTGCTGATGACGCTGATAGGGTTCTCAAGGGCAATGCGTGGGATGGGGGCGTCAAGAAGGTTGCGCACAAATTCCAAAGCATACGCCTGTTCCTGCGCCTTGTATTTGAAATGACGCGCCCCCGATACCGCCAGATGTGTGCAGGGGGGATGAGCGATCATCAAATCCCAATCGTCCTCAAACCAATTTCGAACATCAAGCTGCATGTGATGCGGGCTGTCATCTTCAGCCGGAAGAAGGTCACAACTCCAAGCGTCATGCCCCCTGGCGCGGAAGGCGCGACGGACAACGCCCGAAAATTCACAGGCAATTAAGCAGCGCATTAGCCCCCACCCCCTGCCGCAGCGCGAATGGCTGCACTGATGCGCTCTCTCCAGTATTCGTCTGCCCCTTCGTCGCACACGGCTTTCGCCATCTCATCGCTGACATTGTCCGCAAGCCACAGCAGCGCGGCGCGCATTGCTTCCTCGCTTTCCACGACAGAAAGCCTGCTGCCGATAGGCATGGCAAGGTTCTCGTAATGCGCTGCCATACCCTTCACGATGTCACTGCTCATTCGCTGCCCTCATTCAAAACCTGATACAAATACCAAACGAAAAGCACCGGCCACAGCACGACCGTGACAACTGCCGCCGCAAAGCCAGCCAGAGACATCATCTCGACCTTGTCTTCATGCGGGACATCCCAGAGCGCCCAGATGAGCGTCACAAGGGCCAAAGGCATTCCGGCTAGGTAGAGTGTCAGTACGATGGTCATGTCGCGATCCTCGCTGTGAACCGCTCATCGGCTCTGTCTTGAGAACTCTCCCAGAACTTCATGCGGGCCACCTCTACCGCCACCTTTGCCTTGTTCGCCTCAGTCCTACTGTCGACCATCTTGCGGACAAACTGTTCGTAGCGATCTGAGGCCCGAACCTTCTGCTCTACCTTCGCTACTGATATGCCGGGGATGTCTCCCGCCATGTCTGTGCAAAGCTGGTTGAAAAATATGGACTTGGTTTCTTCCAGCATCCTGGCCGTGGCATCGAGCGCAATGAAACGCTCGTAAGCCTCCTGATAAACCTCAGACTGGGGGCGGCGGTTGCTCATTCAGCTGCGCCCCGCATCAGCGCCTTGCGCGTCTCAAGGATAGCCCCCGACACTTGGCGCGAGCCTTCGTCATAGACATCGCGAAGGCGCTCCAGCTTCGTCTTGTTGGCTTCCACCCAGGCATTCAGCGAAGTGGCGTCCGTGAGCGTGCCGATGGCGGCAATAGCGTCATCAACAAACGACTTGGCCTTTGCCAGCGTGGCGTCCTCGCGTGGTGCGGGCTTTGCTGGCGGCTCGTAATTCCCGCGCTGGCTGGCTGCGTTTCCATCGTCGTCCTCGTCGGCGACCACGCCCACCATGCTTGAGAGGCTTATTCTCCGCGCGTAAGTCGTGGCCGAGGCGTAGCCCTGCGGATCGTCTTTGACCGGCTTGATAAGGTACTGGCTTTCGAGCCACTGGCCCGACTTGTGAATGAGCCGGGTTGTGAGGATGAACCGCTCGCCTTCGAACCCATGCGCCTGAACGACTGCAATGCCGTTCGCTGACAATGCGTCCCCGCAGGCTTCCTTGACTGCCGCCAAGTCCGCGTACTTGCTCTTGAAGTGCGGGTTCACGTTGCCCTTCAGGGCGCTTTTGATCTTGCCCTGTGCGACCGCAAGGGCGGCGGCGATCTCGTTTACTTGCTCTGACTGTCTCATGATCTTTTCTCCACTTGTCCGTTCATGCGTTTGCGAAGCGTCTTGTCGAAGCCCCGGCTCTTGATCGTGCCTGGGGGCTTCTCAGCCGCGCCAAGCACCACTGCCTCATGCGCTTCATGGGCGCGCTGCAGCCGCTTGGCCTTTGCTATTTTGTGAATGTCGCCACCTGCTACCGTGGCCTTGTTGCCGTTGGTTTTCTTTGCGGCGCATTCCTTGTGAACCCAGCGCAAGTTTGTTTCGTCGCTTGAGCCGCCCAGTTCATGCGGGACCATGTGTTCAAGAATGCGGTCATCCATTGCCGCCAGCCCTGTGTGGCAGATCGGGCAGCGGACTTCCCCGCGCTCTCCCTGACTGATGGCGACGTTGACCATAACGCGGTGCGGTATAGTGGGTCGCTTCACTTGCACGCCTCCCGAATGCCGATCATCGCATCCACCAAGAACGACGCCGCCTTCATGCGCGCCATGATCTCAAACAGGTCTGCGTTTGTGGGGTTGCCGTGAAGCAGCCCAACACATGCGCCCAGTTCTTGGCGGATGTCGGACTTGGCCTGTTCCTCTGCCAAGAAAAGGGACATGCGCGGGCTTGATGGGAATTGTTTCACTTCACCCATCGTGGCTTCTCCATCGGGCTGCACGTGAAGCAGAGGTCAAGCCAGTCAGGCTTGAAATGCCCGCACCAGCAGGTCGATAGGTGGCACTGCGTCGGCTCACGCCGGGCTTCGAAGTAGCGCACCATGTCCCGCATCGTGTGGCGTGGCTTCGGCCCCCAGAGGTCAACAGGGTCGGCCTCCGGGTCGCCATAGGGCGTGTCGTTGATCTTGCTCATAGCCCGATCACCGCTTTAAGCGCGCGCTCGTAAGCGCACTTGGCGTGCGCCCAGCGCATCAGGGCGGCATCGTAAGCAATGCGCGCCTTAACATTGTTGGGGTCTTTGTCGGCCACGATGTATGTGGCGTCCTTCAAAGCCTCCAGACCGATAAGCTGTTCCCGTATGTCAATCAGGAACGGGTCGTTCTCGACGGTTGCGCTGTCGTAGGTCATCGCGACACCTCGACGTAGTAGCCAGCCTTGAGGTGATGCCGCGTCTCGACATCACAAGCTGAGCGGATCTTCACGGCGGCGTCGTATCGTCCCAAGTTGAACGAGACGATCATGCAGCCAAAGACGATGGCTGAAGCCACCGCTACGGCTGATACGTTGAATGGGGTCATGTCAGCCTCCCGCAAACTTGCTTGGGAACATGGAGCGCAGGACATCGGCTGTGTCGCGGGTTGAGCGCGTCACTGAAAAGCCTTCCTTCACCATCTTGGCGGCGAAGCGGTCTGCACGGTCTTCTGTGTTGAACCCGAAGAAGCGGGTGTCGGCGTCTTTCGTAATCTCGACTGCGTAGGTCATGTCAGTTCCTCCCTTGTATGGAGGAGAATATGCCTGTCACACATATGCGCGTCAAGCAATGGGCAAGGCAAAACGATATGCTTGATGCACATTTTAGTGCGCCAAGTTGTCGCAGCTAGGCGGCGACCATTACCTTGATGATGTCGATGGCTTTCTTGCGGGCTTCTGGCGACAGCTTGTTAACCAGCAGTGTCAGTTCGTGCGGCGCACCCGGCAAGCGCCCAATCAGGTCAGCAGGTTCGCACCCAAGGGCTTCAGCAATAGCCTCAAGGGTTGGCTGGGTGTAGGCGTAATCGCCGCGCTCAAGCCGGGAGAGGGTGGATTGCCCGACGACCCCCTCCAGGCGGTTGGCGAGTTGGACTTGGGTCAGCCCCTTATATTCCCGCCATTCGCGGATAAAGGTGCGTTTGAGGGTGCGCTTCTTCTCTGACATGGGCCGAGGATGCCATAAGCCCGCCCCATAAATCATTGCTTGACAGCCATATGCGTCACAGACATATTCGGCCTCATGCAGTTAGACCAATGGCTCTTAGAAACCAACACGTCCCAGTCAGCTTTGGCTCGGGCAATCGGCATTCTTCCGTCCTCAGTCAACCGGCTGGTGAATGGGAAAACATTCCCTGACTGGGACACCATCGAGCGCATCCGCTTGGCAACGAAAGATGCCGTGACGGCGGATGACTGGGCGTTTCGCTGGCGGTCGCGGTCTGCTGCATCTCAGCAATTAGCAGCAAGTTAGGGGAACATATGAAAGCGTACACTGACAACATCAATGTGAATGAAGCGGTTAGCGTTGATACTGTGATAGCCGGGGCAGGTGGTGCCAACGACCGTTGCGAACCATACGCGACGGAACCCGCGCAGACTAAGCGCACGCACATCAAGTCGCTCATCGCCAAAGCCGCACAGGACAACGGCGTCACCTACGAAGCCATCATGAGCCGCGCCCGTCCTCGTGACGTGTGCCGCGCACGCTTCGATGCCATCGCGTCTGTCGCGGCTGCTTACCCGGACATGAGCTTCCCGCGCATCGGCAAGATCTTCAACCGCGACCACTCGTCAATCGTCCATGCGCTGATGATGCGCGGCGTTCAGCCGAGGTCTGGCCGGATCGCGGAATACAGGAAATTCGCTGCCTTGATGCAGCGGAAAGCGGTGGGGAACACACCAACAGAAGGAGAGGCTACCAATGGTCAAGTGGAATGACATGTTCCGCAAGCGCGCGGAAACAGCAGACTTCAGCAAGCACGAAGTGGAGGCAATCTTTGCCCTTCACGAAAACAACCCACTGTCGGGGATGGGCGATCACTCGGTCAGGGAGCGCATCATTGATGACATCCTGGCCTATCACCGCATGTGCATTGCGAAGGTCAGGAATGTGATCCCACGCGCTCCGGCCCCGGCCATTCGTGAGCCGCTGCCGACAGAAGCCCCGATCGACCTGAAGGCGGCACAGATCGCCAAGAAGGCTGGAATGTAGAGGCACTGCCTCGCGGCTAACCTCCCCTTGTCGCGGGGTCAACTGGGGTGGGCTTCGGCTCACCCCCTTTTCTCAGGTGACGGATGACCGATTACGACCCCGCCGAAAACTCCCGCAAGTCATACGACGTGGCGATAGAAGCCATGCGGGAAAAACTCGCTTCGTTCAGGTGTGAGCGGGTGGGGGATGCCACGCTGTATTTGGGCGACTGCCGGGAAATCCTTCCTTTGCTTCCGAAGGTGGATGCTGTGGTTACTGACCCGCCTTATGGGATTGGCAAGGACGGGCAGAAGCGGACAACAGGCGGGCACGGTGGGCGCAAGGCTTACGACTTCATGGGCTGGGACGCCTCACGCCCTGAGCCTGAAACGTTCGCCGCCTTACTGAGTGCGGGCGCACAGCACGTCATTTGGGGCGGGAATTACTTTGCAGACCTGTTCCCCCCGACCGGGAAGTGGCTTGTCTGGGATAAGGGGCAACGCATCAATCAGTCAGACGGCGAACTCGCTTGGACCAGCCGTCAAGGGGCGTTGCGCATCTTTGAACTAAACCGCGTTGCCCTCATGCTTGACGGCGCGCAGCACCCGACGCAGAAGCCCGTCGAAATTATGCAGTGGTCGATAGAGCAACTCGAAAGCCCGCGCACCATCCTAGACCCCTTCATGGGTTCCGGCACTACAGGTGTTGCCTGTGCCAAGCTAGGGCGGAAGTTCATCGGGATTGAGTTGGAGCCGAAGTATTTCGACATAGCTTGCAAGCGCATCGACGACGCTTACCGCCAGCCCCGGCTTTTCAAGGACGAACCACCTAAGCCAAAGCAGGAGGCGCTGCTTTGAAGATCGTCAACAAATATCGAGCCCAGCCAGTCCGTGATGAGGATGGCTATTTTGCGAGCAAGAAAGAACACAAGCACTGGCAGGTGCTGAAACTGCGCGAGCGCGCCAAAGAGATTTCCAAGCTGGAACGCCAGGTGCGGTTCCGGCTTGAGCACAACGGCATTCACATCTGCGATTACGTGGCCGATTTCGTCTACTTCGAGAACCAGCGCCGCGTTGTCTGTGACGTGAAGGGCTTCATCACATCCGAGTTCAAACTGAAGGCCAAGATGATGCGGGCCTTCCTCAACATCGACGTGGAGACAGTCTAATGGGCGGCACTCAATCAATGCTTCCAACCAAAATGTGGACCGCGTCCAGAGAGGACAGCGAGTTCCTTGCAATGAAAATCCGCAACTATTGGTTTGCACGCGGCTACACCGTGAAGACGGAGGTGTATGGCCTGTCAGAGTTGGGCGAGACATACCCAAGCGGAAGCCATATCTACAGCGTCCGGTCGAACATGGTCGGCGGGCTTCCGCCCCGTGACCCCAACGCCCCGATACATGCGCCCCGAATTGTGCCCCAGCGGTCGGCAATTGTGCCCCGCAGCGAGCATCTGATGGTGCGCGCATGAAGGACCTTACCGCACTACTCATGGGCGACCCTGGCGTTCACCCAAGGCGCGCACCGACGCAGCAAGAGATAGACCAGATGAAGCTGCGCACAGCTTACGAACAAAAGCGGGTGCACGCGCGATGGTCGCCGTTGAGGGATTGGAAGATAGGCGAGGTCAGAACCTTCGCAACCTTCCGTGAGGCTAAGGCGAAGGTCAGCGGCCTGTATGTGAAAGGAATGTGCGGAAGCATACGGACCAAGCCTGACGGCACGTACACAGTGACGAGGATGCATTGATGGCTGACGATTACGACCCTGCCGAAAATTCCCGCAAATCCTACGATGTGGCGATAGATGCCATGCGGGAGATGCGCCAAAGAGAGCAAGAACTGTTGCGGCATGGGGAGTGCACAACGATTGGGGACGCTATTTTATACTTTGGGGACGCGCGGGAAATCGTCCCCCACCTCACAATAGTTCAGTCAGTCATCACTGACCCGCCTTACGGAATTGACGGTGGCAGAGGCGGGGACGCAAAAAAAAATGGAAAGGGGTCTTACAATGGCGATTGGGCTGACACGGAAGATTATATATCCGGCACTGTAATTGAAGTTGTCGAGATGTGCCTTCAAAAGTGTAACTGGGCGGCCATTACACCCGGCACAAGGTGCTTGCATCTGTACCCAAGGCCAAGAGACATCGGATGTTTTTGGACTCCTGCATCAGTCACGCACGGCCCGTGGGGCTTCACAAATTTTCAGCCAATTCTTTTTTATGGCAACGATTTCAGAGCGGGGCGCGGCATCTTGCCTACAGGTCGCGCTTTAACAGAGGCCGCTGAAAAAAATGGGCATCCTTGTCCCAAACCAATCGGGGCGATGAGGTGGCTTGTAGAAAAGACATCAAGGCCAGACGATATTGTTTTAGACCCATTTATGGGCAGTGGGACGACTGGCGTTGCGTGCGTCAACCTTGGGCGGAAGTTCATCGGCATAGAGTGGCAACGGGAGTATTTCGACATAGCCTGCAAGCGCATCGACGACGCCTACCGCCAACCCCGGCTGTTCAAGGACGAGCCGCCCAAGCCAAAGCAGGAGGCGCTGCTGTGAGCCGCTGGATTGAATTTGACCCCACGGGGAATGAGTTGCCCGCGCGTGCTGGCGTCTATGTGATTTTCCTTCACGGGAAGGCTGTTTATGTCGGTCAATCCCTCAACTTGAGGCAGCGGTTCTCAAGGGGTGGTGGCGGGCACAACATCAGGCACGGCTACGCGAAGAACATACACACGCCTTGGGGCGACTTTGAAAACGGCGGCGCGGACCAGTGCATCACCGGGAAATACAGAGTTCCACGTAGGTACGGCGAGCATTTGATGTGGGAAGCCAGGCTCATCATGAAGCTGCAGCCAAGGTTCAACCAGCGCGGCAAATCTAGGTGGGCAGCATGAGCAAGAGACCGTGGCTTAAATGGTATCCGTCTGACTGGCGTTCAGAGCCATCCCTGCGCATGTGCAGCCGCGCAGCCCGGTCCCTTTGGGTGGACCTGATCGGCCTGATGCACGACGCAGACCCCTATGGGCATCTGTTGATAAACGGCAAAGCCCCGACCACTAAGCAACTCGCGGCTATCCTTGGAGATAGCGAGAAAGAACTAAAAAACTTGCTGGTAGAATTGGAAAGTGCGGGAGTTTTTACCAAAACTGAGGCCGGGGTCATCACGTCACGCAGGATGGTCCGCGACGAAGAAAAAGCGCGGGAAGACGCCAAAAACGGAAGGCGTGGGGGCAACCCGTGGGTTAAGGGGGGGGTTAACCCCTCGGATAACGGGGGGGATAAAGCCCAGACGCCAGACGCCAGACGCCACGACTTAAAGCCCAATACTAGGGCTTTAAGTCGGGGGCGTCGGGCTGCTGCACAAACGCAAGCGGTTGCGCAGCCCGCCACCCCGACAGATTGGGCAGACGAAATCCCCCAGTGGTCAGACTTCAAATCAAAACTATCGGTCAGCGAATGGCAGGCGTGGTTTTCAACAACCCACCCCAACGGTTCCATCACCACCTTGGTCGTTCCAAGTCAGTTTGCTGCCGAGCAGTTGGCGGCAAGGTACGGGTCGAAACTACAGGCCCATTTCGGTGAAGCGTTCCAGATCAAAACCAAAGGAGAGCAGCAATGACGTTCGACGAAATTCTTGAAATTCTGAAGTCCGCAAAAACGGACTACCAGAAGGCAGCAGACCTGCACGCCGCAATTCAAATGGCCTCCAGACCCTCTGCGCTGACTCTACAGCCCCAGAAGACACGCAAGCCGCGCACGGCTACCCCAAAGCCCAAATCGCCCGCCAGCGACGCTCTGAATGGATTTGCGGGGCATGTGGATAACGGGGAGCCGAATTAAGTTTTGATTGGCAGTGCGAGGCGTGGCGATGCGCGTATTTGCGTGGCGCGGTCGGGCGATGCGCGGTGCGGCAAGGTGCAGAAAAGCAAGGCAAGGCGTTTTTTCGAAGCATTTTCAAGGAGGAACTAAGCATGAAAATCGAGATTCAGATTACGGGCATCACCCCGCTGATTTGCAACAAGTTCACGGACGCGGCGGCACTGGCTGCAACATCCGGCACAAGGTCCAGTGCGCTAGGGCAAGACCGAGGCTCCCCGCAGGATATTGCCGAGGGCAAGCTGTACATTGGCTTGAACGGCAAGCCGACAATTCCGCAGCCCAACCTGCTGCGCTGCCTCGTTGACGGCGGGCAGTTTCACAAGGTCGGAAAGAAGCAGCTAACAACGGCAAAAAGTTCCGTTCTGTATTCGTGCTTTGACATCGATGGCGCAGAAATCGAGATTGAACACAAGCAGCAGTGGCGAGTGGACACACGGGCTGTTCGCATTCCCTCAACAGGCGGTCGCATCTTGTCGCATCGCCCCATGTTTGACGACTGGGCGCTTACATTCGTTGCGACCCTCGACACGGGCATCCTGACTGAAAAGCTGCTGCGTGATGTTGTGGACGACGCAGGCGCGCGGATCGGGCTGGGTGACTTCCGGCCATCCACAAAAGGCCCATATGGCAAGTTTAAGGTCACACAGTGGGCACAGCAAAGGCCCCAACTGATGGCGGCTGAGTAGGTTTATCCGGGCATGGCGTGGCGTGGTTAGGTGATGCATGGCTCTGCAAGGTGAGGCAAGGAATGGCTCAGCTGGGTACGGCAAGGCTTGGTTATGCGATGCCTGGCGTGGCGCTGCGAGGCGGGGCAAAGAGAAGCAAGGCACGGCAAGGAAGTTTTATAAGGAAATCACTAATGCCAATTGAAATTTGGAAGACCAACAGCGGCAAGTGGTTCTGGACCTGCCGCAGCCCAAACGGCGAGGTCATAAGCGACAGCGCGGAGGTTTATTCCTCCCGCTCCAAAGCAGTGAATGGCGCACACGCAACAGCAGCGGAGTTTGAGAAGTGGCGAAAAGAAAACAAGCCGAAGACCCCCAAGGCAGCGACTTCGGCACGGTCGAAGCCCGCCGCCAAGCGTTCCACATTGTCGAACAGCCCGACCCGGGCGACAGGTCGACGAGGCGGGTAAGGGTGGAGCAGGACATGGTGGAATGGTACTTGCGCCGCCAGTACATCACCGTCACCCAGGCTGACGCGCTCAAGAAATGGCAGGCGGATGCTTACCTTGCGGGGCTGATGCCTGCCTGCATCGGCGGCTACGGCCAGACGGTAAACGGCGGCACGACTGAGTTTAGCGACATGCGGGTCGCTGCTATTGCCAGAAGGGCGAATGCCATCATCTTCCTGACGAACCTGAGCAAGTACGCTGTGCCGATGGTTGACGCTGTGGCTATCAACGGCAAAAGCGCAGGGCGGTGGATCATGGAGCATGTGGGCGGGTCACCCCACGAAGCACTTGTGTGGCTTAAGAGATTCACCGACGCGCTCGCCCGTCACTACGGCTTGGCGCGTTAGACCAAATATCATTGCGCAGCGAAAAGCTCTAACGTAGAAAAATGGAAGTGGTCGGATTGCGTACTGATTCGGCGCTTCTTCTTTTGGGTTGTGGCAAGAATTGAAGCCGGGGCGTTGGCGCGTCCCGGTTTTTTGCGTTTGAGGAGTGCGGTTAGTGGCTGACAGGACCATAGTTCTCGCCACGAACAAGCGCCATGCCGTCCGGGGGCTCACTGTCGTCAACCCGCAAGAGTTTTCCGCCTACCAGGAAGACAATGACGACCTGACCTACATCGTGGACATGTCCAGCTATCTGGACGGCGCTACGATATCCAGCGTCACCCGGACCCCTACCGGCGTCACGGTATCCAACACATCCAACACCACCACGCGTCTGACCCAGCGCCTCAAAGGCTTCGGCTTCGTCGATTTCAAGGTCACGACATCCAGCGGGGACATTGAAGAGTTCCGCATCAAGATCCAGCCAAGAGCCGGAAGCGCTTTTTTTTTACCCAGTATAGCTAGCGTCCCGCAGAATTCCGCGCAGTTCTTTCCAACCCCTGCACAAGCTGCTCAAAGCAGCCCTGGGGATGGCATCAATTACATTTGGGTGTCTGGCGATGACTCCGCTGGGGATGGGAAAGACGCTGTTTACCGCAGGACAACATCTGCGGTTTACCCAGACACGTTCACGACTCAAAACGGGGTTATCTTTGAGCGCGTCCCTGCTCGCCGCACTGTCCTCAACGCCAACACAACCTACTACGTCAGGACGGATGGGTCAGACAGCAACGCAGGTTTGGCAAATACGTCAGGCGGCGCGTTTCTGACGATCCAGAAGGCCATTGACGTTGTCGCAGAAACCATCGACACGGCTGGCTACACAGTCACCATTCAGGTGGGGGCGGGCACCTACACCGGCGCTAACGTCATTACAGGCCAGTTCTTTGGTGCTGGCGCAGTCGTCATCCAAGGCGATACGACAACGCCTTCCAACGTGGTGGTGTCTGTAACGTCTGGGCATTGTTTCCGGGCCACTGCCGGGACGTATGTGACGATTACGGGATTCAAGGTGCAGACGACGACTTCTGGTCTGGGCCTTGTCGCTGAATACGGCTCCACCATGATTGTCGGGGTCATGGACTTCGGGGCGTGTGTCACGGGTCACTGGTACGCCGCACAATCCGGCACGATGCTTTGCCTGTCCAATTACACCATATCGGGTGGTGGGGCTTATCACTGGCATTCGGACAGCACCGGCTGTCTGATCTATGTCACGTCAAACACGATTACCATCACGGGCACACCGGCATTCTCTGCTTTTTTCGCGGGAGTGTCCGAAGGCAAAATAAAGTGTCCTTCCATTACGTTCTCAGGACCCGCGACCGGGCCGCGATTCTTGGCGCACTTCTTGGGCGTTATCGACACAGGCAGCGAGAGCCTGACATACCTGCCAGGGTCTACCGCTGGAAGCATACTAGACGGTGGCTTGTACATCGGCTCCCAGACCTACATGGGTGCGCAGTTTGGCAATACAGGCCTGCGCCTTCTAGACACAGACAGCAGCCACTATCTGACAATTGCCCCTGGCTCGAACCTTACAGCGGCCAGAACGCTAACCCTGACTACTGGTGACGCTGACAGGACGCTAGACGTTGCCGCAGTCGTCACGACCTCAGCGTCCAACACATTCACGGCGCAGCAGGTTGTGACGGTCACGACCGCAGGCGGCTCTGTCATCATTGCCGAGTCCACAGATGCTGGTGCCGTTGCTGGTCCGCTCCTGACGGTGAGGCGCGCAAGTGCTAGCCCTGCGGCAAACGACCAGATCGGCAGCTTCCTGTTTCAAGGAAGAGACACAGCCGCCGTTAACACGCAATATGCGTCGTTGGGGGCAACCATATCGGACCCGACAGACGGCTCCGAAGATGGAAGGCTAGACTTCAACGTCATCAATGCCGGAACGCTTGCCTCTCGCATGTGGATAAGCCAAGGCGTCGTTGTTGGCTCACCCACGGGCGGCGACCGTGGGGCAGGAACCCTTAACGCCGTCGCCGTCTACGATGACAGCGTCCTGCTTTGCGCTCCTGTGGAATTCATGAAGTCCGGCACAGTCAACACAGCAATGTGGGACGGCTACGCTATCGATGTGGTTGAGCCGGAAGTTGTGAATGACGAACTTGTGGAAATTGACGTGCAACTGACGGAGCCTGAAGAGCAGACTGTCAGGCAGCGAGATGGGTCATTCAAGCGGGTCAAGGTCACAAGCAAGAAAGCAACCCCGCTGGATGCTATTCCTGTCCTTGATGACAAGGGCGAGCAGGTTGGCATTGAGTGGGTGCCGCAAACGGTCAGGAAGGTAAAGCCTGCCCGCACTATCAAGCGGCGCAACGAGCTGGCTCACGAGTTCAAGGCCATGCTTGACCAAGGCTTTGACCCTCGCGACCCCAAAGCCTACTTCGACAAAATGCTGGCGGACGAAGCCCTTCCCGGCCTGAAGACAAAGGCCAACTGGGTTCCAAATCAGGAAAGCAACGCAACGCGCACGAACAGGATCATCCTGGCGCTTGAGTTGCAGACAGCAGCCTTCAAGACCGTCTACGAGCAAGTCGAAGCCCTTAAAGCTGAAATCGAAAACTTGAAGAAGCAGAAGGCGCAATAATATTTCAACATCAACAATTTAGGGTTCACAGCAGTGGCCTTTTCAAAAGGACAGTCAGGCAATCCTGGCGGTCGTGGATCAGACAAGCCTTGGCGCGAAGCCCTTCGCCGCGCATTGGCACGGAAAGCCGGGAAGGGAAAAGGCGTTGACCAGTCACTTGAACTCGTTGCTGACAAAGTGGTCGAACTCGCTCTTTCCGGCGACATTCAATGCATCAAGGAGATAGGCGACCGAATTGATGGCAAGGCTCATCAGTCATCAACGGTCACTGTGAAAGATGTACGCACAGCCACAGACGCAGAACTCCTCGCCATCATCGCCGAGGAAGACAGCCGCGCAGGAACTGTTGAGCCGCAGCAAGATACGGGGAAGCCTCACTGAATGGGCACGCTTCAAGGGCTTTGAGCCTGCAAAGCATCACCAGTGCATTATCGACAATGTCGAAGCCTTTCTGGAGTCAGACGAAGAGGTTCTGCTGATCTTTGCCCCACCAGGGAGCGCAAAGAGTACCTACATCAGCCACCTTTTGCCGTCTTGGTATCTTGGCAAGTACCCGAAGAACCAAGTTCTCTTCGGCACCCACAACGGCGAGTTTGCTGGACGCTGGGGCCGCAAGATCAGGAACGACATAGCTTTCGACGGGCATGTGTTGGGCATTGCCTTGTCAGGCGACAGCACAGCGGTTGACCGTTGGGCCTTGCAGTCGGGCGGCGAGTACTACGCAGTAGGTGCTGGCGTCGGTATCTCAGGCTACCGCGCAGACCTTGGCCTCATTGATGACCTCTTCGGCAGTCGTGAGGATGCGTTCTCGGAGACCATCCGGCGCAAGCGGTGGGATTGGTACAAGGACGACTTCTCCGCCCGTCTGAAGCCGGGAGCCAAGCGCATCCTGATAAACACCCGCTGGCATGAAGAAGACGTTGCGGGCCGGGTTCTGGAACAGATCGCTTCGGGCGATGTCAAAGGCAGGGTCTTGGAGATCCGCGCAGAGGCAGAGCAGGGTGACGTGCTAGGGCGCAAGCCTGGCGAGTTCCTTTGGGCTGGCGATGCTAATTACGACTACCCCAGCTTTCTGAAACAGCGGAAGCGGGAAACGACCGCGATGATGTGGGCGGCGCTCTATCAGCAGCGGCCTGCGCCTGAAGACGGCGACTTCTTCCGCAGGGAATGGTTCAAGACCCATGAAGACCGGCCCAAAGTCAACCTCTTCGGTACTAGCGACTTTGCGGTTACGGACGGCGGCGGCGACTATACCGAACACGCGGTTTGGGGTGTGGGCGCTGACAGCACGATATACGCCGTTGACTGGTGGCGTGGTCAGACAGACGCAGGTGTCTGGATCGAGAAGTGGTGTGACCTCATCGGGAAACACAAGCCGCTCACATGGTTTGCTGAAAGTGGTGTCATCAAGCGAGCCATCGAAGGGCCGCTGAAGAAGCGAATGGACGAACGCCGAACGTGGGCGGCGATCGAGTGGGTGGCATCCATCCACGACAAGCCGACACGCGCTAGAGCATTCCAGGCACTTGCGGCTAACGGCAAGGTGAGCTTCCCCAAGGCCCCTTGGGCTGGCGAGGTTGTTGACCAGCTAATCCGCTTTCCGGCCGGCAAGCATGACGACGCCGTTGACTGCTGCTCGCTGATAGGCAGGGCAGTCTACGAGGCATGGCCTGCGTTGCTCACCAAGGTCGACCACTCACGCAACCCGGTCGACAGGTACACAAGAAACAGAAGTTTGGCCGCTCAGGGCGGATGGAAGACAGCATAATGGCAAAGCGCAAGATTGCAGACCAGAAGGCCGAGGATAACTACCTCGAAACGGTAAAGCGCAAAGCTACTGTGTCGATGGACATGCTCGACGCTGCAAGGCGCGCGGCTCAGGTCTTCCAGCGGTACTACGACGGCGACCAGTGGACGGACAGCGAGCGCAGGACACTTGAGGCCCGTGGCCAGCCCGCACTTGCGTTCAACCATATCAAGCCTGCTGTGAATGCCATCATCGGTATTGTAGAACGTGGCCGCACAGATCCAAAAGGCTGGGGCCGAACCCCGCAGGACCAAGAGGCTGCTGAAGTAGCCACGGACGGCCTGCGCTACGTCAGCGACGTGACCCGGTTCAATGCGACAGCGAGAGAATGCCTGCAGGACTTCCTGATTTGGGGCGTGGTGGCGGGCATCAACGAAATCAACGAGGGCCAAGAGCCTGGCATCCGGCGCATCAGGCCAGAAGAGTTTTTCTACGATCCGTACTCAAGGGACAGGGACTTCGGCGACGCCAGATACATGGGCATCGCCAAGTGGATGGATGAGCAGGACCTGATTGACCTCTATCCAGACGCTGAAGACAAGATCAAGCAGTCCTTTGACATCGCGACAACCGGCGACACGTTCAAGGATCGGCCAAAGGACGGCTGGTCATGGATTGACGTGAAGTCCCGCCGCATCATGTGCTTTGAGATGTACAGCCGCAGAGGTGGCATCTGGAACAAGTGCGTGTTTGTCTATGGCGGCGTCTTGGAAGAAGGCCCAAGCCAGTACCTCGACAGCAAGACCAAACAGCCGCGCAATCCGATCCTCGCTCAGTCCGCATATGTGGACATCGACAACCAGCGGTACGGCGCGGTCAAGGACATGATCTCGCCGCAAGACGCAATCAACAAGGGTCGGTCGAAGGCGATCCATCTGCTGAACGTGGCCAAACTCCGGGTAGAGCCTGGGGTTCTGGACGTTGACGCGGTTCGCAAGGAATGGGCCAAGCCGGACGGCATCATTGAAGCCCGCGAAGGCCAGATTGAGGAGTTGGGCGACAGGCAGTTGACGCCTGCCCATCTCGAACTGCTCCGCGATGCCAAGGAAGAGATGCGCCGTCAGTCCCCGACACCGGGCATTGTAGGCCGTAGCGGTCAGTCTCAGTCCGGCAGGGCTATCCTCGCTGAACAGCAAGCTGGCATGACCGAACAAGCTCCGTTGCTGGCTGGCTTCGACGATTGGAAGCTCAGGTGCTACCGCGCCATGTGGGAGTCCATCAAGCAATTCTGGACGGCCCCAAAGTGGATACGGGTCACGGACGACGAGAACGCCCCGCGCTTTGTTGGCTTGAACATGCCGGAACCTGTGATTGACCCGCAGACGGGTATGCCACAGATCGACCCGATGACCGGCCAGCCTGTCATGAAGGCAAATAGCCCTGCTGACATGGATGTGGACATCGTCATCGACAGCACGCCAGACACTGCAGTTATCCAAGAGGAACAGTTCCAGCGCCTTGCGGAACTCGTGCAGGCCGGAATGCCTATCCCGCCTGACGTGCTGATTGAAGCCTCTTCGCTGCCGAAGAAGAAGTTGCTGCTTGACAAGCTGAAGCAGGCCCAAGAGCAGCAAAGCCAGCAGCCAGACATGGCCATGCAAGCCGAGGCGCAGAAGGCTCAGATGCAGATGCAGGCCAAGCAGCAAGAGCTTGAGATGCAGGCGCAGGCTGACGCGCAAGAGCTACTGCGCCAAGACGAAGCGGACAAGCGCAAGACAGAGCGGGCCATGCAATTGGCAGACCTCGAGTTTAAGTATGACATGGAGCGGCTTAACCGGCAGGCTGAGATTGAAACTGGCAAGGCGCAAGCCATGCTGGAAATCAAGCGCCAGGAGAAGATGGCCGACCTTGAGTTCAACATGCAGTCCAAGCAGATGGACTTCGAGTTTAAGGGCATGGAAGCCCAGAGGCACGAAGCCCGCGAGACTGCGAAGGCGTCTCAGGAAGTCATGCAGCCGGTACAGCCTGACCGGACAATGGAAGCCTTGGGTGCTGGCCTTCTTGCCATTGGGCGGGGTCAGGAAGCCTTGGCGTCTGCATTGTCCAAGCCAAAACAGATTCTCAGAGGCCCTGATGGCCGCGCACAAGGGATAACCTGATGCCTAAGTCAACATCTGCCAGCAACTCAATCCTGGCGCTTATCTTCAACGCAACGGCATGGGCTGACATCGCCGAGAACGATAGCTCCAGCCCTGCGACGAACCTCTATTTGTCGCTGCACACGGCAGATCCCGGTGTCGGTGGCTCGCAGACGACCAACGAGACGAGCTACACGAACTATGCCCGCATCGCTATTGTCCGCACCACGTCAGGCTGGGATGTCCCGTCAGGTGGCGCGACGGCTAACGCTGCCTTGGCACAGTTCGCCCAGTGCGGCGCTTCGGGCGCTACGCTGACGCACGTCGCCATTGGTACGGGAGCGAGCGGCACGGGGTTGGTGCTGTATGCAGGCGCTCTCACATCAAGCCTTGCGGTTGCTAACGGCATTCAGCCACAGTTCGCTGCTGGCGCTTTGGACGTGAGCGAGTCATGATTGACGTGAAACAGAAGCCCCCGACCATTTACTCCTGCAAGGAATGCGGTGTTGAGGTGAAACGCGAGCGCGACGAGTTCATTCGCGGCTGCGAGTGCAATGGCGGGATTGTTGCCAGCCTGCACGCAACGGCTTATGGCGAGAGCAAGGTGGCGAGCTAAATGGCAGGCTTTGCCAATATCGCGGCATTTGTTGACGCTGAGATTGCTGGCAACTCTACCTATGTGACCTATCGAAAGGTGCCTGCTGTCACGACAGTGGCGGGCGTCTGGTTTGATTACTCGATGGCTCCGGGCAATCCGGCCCCGCAGTATTACGCGGCGGCTCCGTTAGAAGCCAAGGTGCTGACCCGTTCAGGTGACGGCGGCATCCAGCACGGTGGCAACGTATCGGGCGGGAAAAAGTATCTGCGCAAGATTACGGCTATGGCAGTCACAGCCGCAGCGGTTCCGCAGCGTGTGACTATGCTTGATTACCTAATGTTCTACCCCTTCGTAGACATGGGAACATCAGACAGCCAGCCAATGGTGAATAGCGAGGTCTTGACCCGCTCGACTACGGGCGCAGGCGTGCAGATCATGCCCATTCTCGTGGCCCCTCACTCGCTAGTAGGCGACACATTCTTTGTGACCTACACGAACTCAGCGGGTGTTGGCAGCAGGGTCACACCACTGCACACAATGACCACGGCGGCGAGTGTCAACGGTACGTTGCTTTGCACTGGACAGGCCGGAACGGGCCGGAACGGGCCGTTTATGACGCTTCAGGCGGGTGATAGCGGTGTGCGGTCTATCGAAGCGGTGCAATGCACGAACGGGACAGACGTGGGTCTGTTCACGCTTGTGTTGGTCAAGCCGCTTGCTGAACTGACGGTTAGGGGTATCGACGCCCCGACCGAGAAGGATTTCTACCTTGATGCCGGGGGCAAACTCCCGGAAGTCGAGGACAACGCATATGTCAACTTCATCACATGCCCCAACGGCTCACTGAGCGGCATTCCGCTACTTGGTGACTGCTCGTTTGTTTGGGCTTGAGGACCATACATGCCAGGCTTTACCTCACTTGATGACCTGATTAACGAAATCAGCGTCAACGGCAAGTTCTGGCGTGCAGACTGGAACAAGCTGACCCATGCCGTGGGTACTCAGGCGGCAGGCACGTGGTACGCGCTGCCTCATGCGACGGGAAACCCCGCTGCTATGACCTTGGGCGCGGTTGGCACTAACTTGGCTTTCCACGCAGCACATGACCGCTTGCAGGGCGCGATCTATCACGGTGGCGATGTAAGCACGGACATCAAACGCATCCTGAACGCTTCGGCGTTTAGCGCGGCAGCTACGACAATGCCCGCCGTGTTCATGCTTGTGGACATGCTTGGCTGGTATCCGGTCACGACGACGACCACGTCAGGCAACCAGGCGCTTGTGAACTCCGCCACGGTCACGGCCTCTTCGTCCTCTGGACTTCTCCTGACCTACGCAGGTTGGGACATCCAATCATATACCCCGCTTCGGTTCACGACGACCACGACACTGCCCACGGGTCTCTCACTCAACACGACCTATTACGCAGTCAGGGTATCGGCCACGACTTGCCGCGTTGCAACTTCGATGGCGAACGTGGATACGGCGACGGTCATTGCGTTCACCGACGCTGGCACGGGTACGCACACAGCCACGATCTATCTCGGCGACCGTGCACCCACACATGGTGCAGGCGTTCAGGCTTACATGACCCCATCCGTTGCACTCGGTGCAGGCACACCGAACATCCAGCTAACCTACACGGACGCAGCCGGAAACACGGGCAACACGACACCGACCACGCAGCCCATTTCGAACGCAACTGCGCCTATCGGCCAGATTGAATATTCAGGCACGGGCGCAGGCAAGTTTGGCCCGTTCATCCCGCTAGCGGCTGGTGATAGTGGCATTCGCTCAGTGCAGCAGTTCAGTTACAACGTGACCCACACGTCAGGCACTACGAACCTTGTCCTCTGCAGACCATTGCTCACACTTCCGATGACAACCGTAGGCGTTGCAGCAGAGCGTGACCTCGTGAACCAGCTGCCTTCGATGCCCCGCGTTTATGACGGCGCTTGTCTCACATGGCTGATGTACGCAGGCGCGGCAACTCCGGTCACATCGGCATTCTACGGCCATCTGGATTTTGGGTGGGGCTGATATGGCCCTGATCGGCAACTACTCGGTTCTATCCAAAGACCCGGGCCGCTCCATTGGGGGTGGGTCTATCGGGCTAGGTAACAACCGCAGCGACTTCAACAAGATCAGCCAATCTCGCGGCGCGTTCTGCTCAGAGTATTGGGATCCGCTCTCAGGCGTTCCAGACGGATATCGTGACCCATATTGGTGGGTTATGCCCATCACGGCAGGCGCTCTCGCGGCTCGTAAGAACATATCCGGTGACGGCGATCTGACAGGCTCAGTAGCTGGCGGTGTGAACGGGCAGGCGACGATAGCGGGAACTGGCACGCTCACAGGTGTCGGCCAGCTTATCATCTCGATGGCTGCGACCATCAGCGGCTCTGGTACTATCTCAGGGGCGCAACTCCAGGCGTTCCTGCAGCTTGCTGCGGCTCTATCAGGCTCTGGCGGTGCAACGGCTCAGCTAACCGCTATAGGCCACCTTGCAGCGGCTGTAGAGGCGGAAGGCACGGTAGCAGGGACCACGGCCCTGACGGCCTTGGGAACGCTTGCAGCGGCAATCAACGTCACGGGCGATGTGCTGACCACAGGCAACGTCGCTAACGCCATTCTGGACGCTCTGGACGGGGTAGAGGAGGGGCTGACAGTGCGTCACGCCTTGAGGCTCATTGCTGCAGCGACTGCGGGCAAGATCAGCGGCGCGGATACGACCACGATTACCATTCGTAACGCGGTTGTGGATGACAAGGATCGGATCATTGCCACGGTCAGCAGCGAAGGCAATCGCACGGCTATCACTTACGACCTGACGGACAGCTAAACCGTGAGCGGGGACCATTTCCCTAACAAGTACTTCCCGGAACGGTTCTTCCCCGGTGGGTACTTTCAGGGTGGCGAGCAGAACCCCGGCGCGATGTCGGCCAGCCTGTCAGGGTCCGGTGACATCACTGCGCTGCTTGTT